AAAGATTGGAACGCACTACAAATAGAGTACATCAAGACTTATGCAAAAACTGGTGTGTCTGTTATGGAGTGGTGCAGACGGAAAGGATTGAATTTTGCCACTGCTAAACGGTATATCAAAAAGCCTGAAACGATCTTTGAAAACTGCGAAAGTGTGAATAAAACTACTAAATCGGAAGTTATTGAAAATAAAGAAGATTTGGATAAAAACTGCGAAACAAACTGCGAAAGTGTGAACAAAACTGCGAAAGTTATCCAAGAGAACTGCGAAACCGCGAAAGAAATTGCGACAAAAGTAAAGCAGTCCGCAAAAATGATAAAGCATGGTGGCTACGCTCGATATTTTAAAGATAAATCTGCCTTTGATGTTGTCGTTGATTTTAGCCTTAAAGATGAAATTGACCTGATGCGCCAACGGGCTATTTCTTCCATTGAAAGCATTGAGAAGTTCACTGCTGATTTAGCGCGGTGTACTACAGCAGAAGATAAGGAAATTACATTTAAGCTAATTAAATCTGCTGAAGCGGCATTAGATAGAGCGGTGGGGCGCATTGAAAGCCTGAATAGCACAAATAACAATATTGCACTTACTCTTGAAACAATCGAATTAAGAAAAGCACAGACGAAAGAAACCTTACTTAAAGCCGATAAATTAGCGCAAGAACTCGGGGCAAAAGCGGCAAGTAAATACAAAGTCGAATATGCCATTGACTTCTACGATGACGAGGAAAGCAATGAAGATTAATTATCGCGCCTCTGCTACATTTCGTAGAGTACATAGATCGAACGCATTAGTGAAAGCGATTCGTGGCCCGATTGGTAGTGGTAAATCCGTAGGTTGCGTTATGGAGATGTTCCGAATTTGCTTAAATCAAGAAGCGAATGCTGACGGTGTGCGCCGTACTCGTTGGGCTTGTGTGCGAAACACTTATCCTGAATTAAAAGGCACGGTAATCAAGACCTTTCAAGCGTGGATTCCTGAAAGTATTTGTCCGATTAAATATGACAGTCCTATCAGTGGCATGATGAAAATCAATCACCCTGACGGTAAAACCATGGTAGAGGCGGAATTTATGTTTCTTTCAATGGATAAACCGCGCGATGTAAAAAAATTAATGTCACTTGAATTGACTGGTATTTGGATCAATGAAGCTCAATTCTTACCAGTGATGCTGGTAACAGAAGCGGTAACACGTACTGGTCGTTTTCCTGAAAAGCGAGTTTCGGAAGGATTCGATGGTGCAACGTGGAATGGCATGATTATGGATACCAACTCACCTGATGATGATCACTGGTGGCATACCTTTGAAATGGCACTCGATGAAGAAACAGGGGAAAGCCTTACGCCTAAGAATTGGGCGTTCTTTACACAGCCTGGGGCGTTAATTGATATTACAGGCATTCCGTTTGAATCGTTATCTAATGGAGTTAAAGCTAATATCGAAAATGGCTTATACGTTGACTATCACGGACACCGATTTGTCGCTAATCCGTTAGCAGAAAACGTAGAAAACCATAAAAAAGGCTATGGCTACTGGTTTGATAACCTTCAAGGACAAACATTGAGTTGGATTAAATCTCGCATTTGCAACGAATTTGCGACCGTTCAAACAGGCAAACCCGTCTATATGGATCACTTCAACAAAGATTTACACGTCTCGAAAGACAAATTATTACCTATTAAAGGCTGGCCAACATTTATCGGTCTTGATTTTGGTTTAACGCCAGCTGCAATTATCGGTCAAGTCTCACCTATCGGTCAGTTACGTATTACCGATGAAGTTGTGGCGACAGGAATGGGGATTCAGCGATTCATTCAAGATCAGCTATCGCCTTTAATTCGCTCCAAATATACTGGTTGCGAAGTGGAAGTGATTGGTGATCCGGCTGGCGTTCAACGTGCGCAAACAGATGAAAAAACCTGTTTTCAAATTTTGTTAGAAAACGGATTCAATGCACGTCCAGCAGATACGAACAATACAACAGGACGATTAGAAGCGGTGCGCTGGTGGTTATCTCGTTTGGTTGGAAAGGGGCAACCTGCGATGATTATCAGCCCGCATTGTCGAGTTTTAATTAAAGGCTATGAAACAGGTTATGCCTATCGCCAGTTAAATATTAGCGGTGAAGAAAAATATACGGAAATGCCCGATAAAAATCGCTATTCACATCCACACGATGCAAACCAATATTTATGTTTAGGCGCTATGCCTGATTTATTCAAACAACAAATCATCAACGTTAAACCACACCAAGCTATCAGCTCAATCACAGGATATTAAAAATGGCAGAAGAACAATCCGCAATTCTAGAAGCTATCACCGCTTTTGGGGCAGATCTAAAGGTCAAGCTATTAGAACATTTAAAGCAACGCCAACCGATCGTGCAACGTTGGGTGAAAGATATGTATCAGTATCGCAACCAATATGAAGAAAGTATTAAAACCAATAAATCGAAAGTTTTTGTTGGCTACACTCGTGCGAAAACAGATTCGTGGACAGCGCAAATGACAGATATGCTTTTCCCTAGCGATGATAAAAACTACGGAATCAGCCCAACACCAATGCCAGAAATTACGAATATTGCAAAACAGCCTGACACTGACGATCCGAATTTGCGCAATCAAATTTCCAACGCACGTGCCATTATGCAACAGGCCAAAGAAAGTGCAGAAGCCATGGAAAAGCTAATTGATGATCAGTTATTAGAGTGCGACTATGCGGCAGAAGCGCGTTTATGTTTACATTATGCAGCAGCGCTTGGTACTGGTATTTTACGTGCGCCTGTGGTGGATGTTGTGGAATCCAAAGCATGGAAACAAGACAGTTTAGGGAATTGGGTGGGAGAAATTGTCAATAAAACAATTCCAGCCGTTCGTTTAGTTCTTCCGTGGGATTTTGTGCCAGATATGACTGCGCCAACGCTCAAAGATTGTCAGTTTGTGTTTGAGCGTAGCCATGTGACTAAAAAACAATTACAGGCGCTTGCGAAAAATCCGTACTACTTGAAAGAAAGCGTATTGGAATTATGTGAGCTTGATGGTGGGGATACGCGTACGGCAAGCAATGATATGGATGGCTATGTCGATACACTAAGAACACTTTCTGGGCTTGAAACACAAAGTAAGGATAACCGCTATGAGTTGTGGACTTATCACGGTGGGATTCCATTAAATGTGTTGTCAGGTGCAAATGAATTGTTAGGTGAAGACAACAAGTTAAATATTCCTGATGATGAAGAATCACGTGCTGCCAACTTAGAAATTGAAGGTGTAATTGTGATGGCGGGCAACGGTAAAATCTTGAGTGTAAACCTCAATCCACTTGATACAGCTGAATTCCCTTATTCAGTTTATACCTGTGAACCTGATGTTTGCTGCCTATTTGGTTTTGGTATTCCTTACCTTTGCCGTGATGCACAAGAAATACTCAATACTGCTTGGCGTGGAATGATTGATAACGGAATTTTAGGAATTGGGCCACAAGCAGTAGTCAATAGTAGTGTACTAACACCAGTGGATGGGAACTGGGAACTTGCACCATATAAGTTATGGAAAACTAATGACCGTGCAACCGCTAATGCTCAATTTGAAGCGCAACGTGCATTTGGCATCTTTGATATTGGTAGTCGTCAGCAAGAGTTAGCTAATATTATTCAACTGTCTAAATCTTTTATGGATGAAGAAAGTGGTTTACCAATGATTGCTCAAGGTGAACAAGGACAGGTAACGCCTACGCTTGGCGGTATGTCTATGTTGATGAATGCTGCTAATGCGGTGCGTCGTCGTCAAGTGAAAGAATGGGATGATTCGGTGACTAAACCGCTGATTCGTCGATTCTACGAGTACAATATGAATATGAGTGAAGATTCGTCCATTAAAGGTGATATGCAAGTTGTAGCACGTGGCACGTCAGCTTTACTTGTGAAAGAAACCCAAACCGCACAAATCATCGATATTTTCCAAAAATTTGGTCAGCATCCGCAATTAATGTATGCGTTTGATTGGTACGATGGTGCGAAAACTCTCATGCAGTCTATGAGTATGGGAACGCAGACTATGCTAATTCCACGTGAAGAGTACGAACAAAAAC